GCGGTGGTGGTGGTGGTGGCGGGGCGGGAGGCGTAGGCGCAGGCGCTGCCTCCCTCCTGACATCCACCAGCACGCCCGCAGGGACGTAGAGGCGCGCGATTTCCATGGTCAGTCGTTGCCCAGCGCCTGGCGGGCTTCGGCAGCTTCGCGCACCACGTCGTCGGCTTCAGCCCGCGCGGCAACGAGCTTTTCGTGCAGGGCATCGCGATCGGCGGTGACCGTGCTGACCTGGGTCGTGAGCGCCGCGTTGTCCGCCTGCAATGCATCACGCTGCGCCGTCAGCGCCGCGATCTCAGACGACTGATCGACCGGCGGGGCGCTGCGGACGACCTCCAGCTGCACTTCCTCTTCGGTGCCTTCGACGTAGACGGTGATCTTCGGGGTGGGCATTGCAGTCCTCTCTGGTGGTGAAACAGCCCATACGGGCAGGTTGCGGAAATCGGCCTCGATGGCGGGCCAGTTGGCCGCGCCCGTGAGGCGCGACAGTGCTGCGTCAGCGCCTGGTGCGCGGACATGTGCGGCCATTGCAGCCGCGGCGGCCACGATGCCCCAGTACTGCGAAGCCCGCACGGGAGCCGAGGCACTGCTGCCGCGCAGCCGCCCGTCATCGACCCTTGAGTACCGGCCCTTGGTCACCGCCCGCCACATGTCGCCCCAGGTGGCATACCAGGGGCCGCTGGTGGGGTTCGCGAACCGGACCTCGTTGAGGTCGCCCGGGGCGATCGTTTGCTCGTAGACAGCGGCGTCACGGTAGTCGAAGGCCGCGGGGTCGGCCGGATCGCCGAGGCGGCCGACGATCGACTTTGACTTCCAGTGCGCCAGGGCCCTGGCCTGCTGGTCATCAGGGCGCGCCATGGCGATCCAGCAAAGGGCGATCGTCAGGAAGTCCTCCATCCACAGCGCGTGATGGAGTTCGTCGTCGTCGCCGGTGTAGTCGCTGTACGGGCGGGCCATGCCGAAGGGGCTGGCTCCAGGCGCGGCGTAGGTGTCAAAGTAGTACTTGACGTTGGCCTTCAGCGCTTGCTCGTACTGGCTGCCTGGCGGGCTGATGAGCGCCGCGTGCAGCAGTGTCCGCAGTGCCCAGGCCGCTCCGCGCGGCGTGTTGGCCCCGGCGTCGGTCCGGTAGATGCCAGCTGCGAACTGGCGCGTGCGGTCGTCCTGCGAGAAGTGGTTGTTGGCCGCTGCGAACCGCACCTCGTCGGCAAAGAACTCCCAGCCCGTCAGCAGGTACGCCAGGTAGCCGACCGACGGGTGGTGGCTGATCGCCCACCGGTTCGCGGTCGGCACGGCAGGGATGAGCTGCCCGCGGCTCGATGCGTTGTTCGAAAGGTGCGGGTTCGCGGCGAACGACAGGACGTCGTGCGTCGCCGCGTCTCGGTGGTGGATGCTGTAGCGGCCTGCCGCCAGGCCATGCAGCACGACCGAGCGAAGCGCGCGCGGGTCGCCGGACGCCAGGTAGGCCATGTCCCAGGGGTTCAGCAAGCCGCCGTGCGAGCCAGCCGTGCCCATGGCCTCCTCGTACATGCCGCGCATCATGGGCGTGTAGGTTTGCGGCAGCCAGGACAGGTAGGTTTGCGACACGCCGGGGCGCACCGGCGGGACGAGCGGAGGCGAAACGCTGCGCGCCGAGAGGGGCCACTCGCCGCCCGAGGCCCGCTGCGGCCACAGCGCTGCGCGCGTGCGCGGCCCCACTGCCACCGACTCGTGCGCGACGCGCTCGACACCGCCCAAGGTGAGCGACAGCCGGCCCGTCGCCGTGGTGGTGCCGTGGTTCTCGACCCACGCGAGCACGTCCTCGCCGCGCACCTCGAACCAGGCCGAGAGCTTCGAGCCGAAAGGAGCGCGAAAGGTCGCGTGACCGTCGGCATGCTGGCGATGCAACGTCGCATCCAGCAGGCTCGCGCCGCCGTGAGGCGCGAGCTGCAGGGCGGCGTGCAGGTTCGCCAGCATGATCAGCTCGCGCGACCGTAGCCGGCGGCGTTCAGCTGGGCCGTGACATCGCCGCCGCTGGGCGTGACCGCGAAGTCCCAGACCCCGATCGGCACCAGCTGCGCGTTCGTCGGCGTCAAGACCGACGCGTAGCACAGCACCAGGTCGGTCACCGCGTCCGTCGACACGCTGGTCCACACCGGATCCGGCGCGTCCACGTCCATGCGGTTGTTGGTGTCGTCGGGCGACAGCGACGCGAGGTCGGAGCCCGTGAGCGTCTTGCGGTTCCACCCGTTCGCGGTCCGCTCGGTGACGCCCAGCGTGACCATGGCGGCGAAGGTGTCGGCGTCGCGCAGCTGGTCATCGGTGACGGAGCCCGCGCTGATCGGGATCCAGTACAGACGCGAGTCGGCCGGGTCGCCCTGGTCGACGCGGTGATGCCACTCGATGAAGCGGCCCTTGGCGATGTTCGTGATGAGGTCCGCCATGATCAGGCTCCTTCCGTCGTGGCTTGCACCGGCACGCACTCGTAGCCGGTGACGATCTCGTAGTCGGTCAGCTCGCGGTCGTGCGACGCGAGCCAGGCCTTGGCCTCGCGGGCCGACAGGTCACCCTTGTTTGCCGAGCGGAATCGCGCCCAGGCGGCCGGGCTGATGGGGATCTGCTCGCCGGTGCTGGTGCAGTAGTAGCCGGGCCCGCGGCGGACGGTGAACTGCACGCCCTCGGTGTCGCTGACGACCGTCAGCCGGTCGCCCTCCAGCTGCATCCAGCCGTCCGCGAGCGCCTGCTCAACCAGCCGGTTGCTGAAGTTCTGCGGCCTCGTGGGGTCGAAGCTGCGGATGCGCGCGTGGGTGGCCGGCGCCTCGGGTCCGTTGGCAAATTGCCGCTGCATTTCCATGGTAGGTCCTTCCGTGGTGGTCATAGAGCGCCGCCGCGCTCGTCGATGGCGATGGGGTATTCGCCGAGGTCGAGGCCCAGGCGCTGCAGGGTCGACAGCTCGCGCAACAGGCCGAGAAAGCCGAACTGCTGCGTGACGGCTCGGTCATGGATGTCCGGCAGATAGGCGACCTCGCGGTGCAGCTTGTGCGTGCGCGTAATCTCGCGCAGCAGGCTCATCTGGGCTGCGGAGAGGCCGCGCAGCGTCATTTCCTTGTGGCGCATCTCGGTCCGCTCGTGCGGCCAGTCGGCGCCGTTCTCGGTGCGGTCCACCGTGCTGTTGGGCTGCATCCAGCCCTCAGCCATGTCGCCGCGGTTCGGGCTGTAGGGAGCAACGAAGAGGCGGCCCAGGAACATGCGCCCGACGCGCACCGGTGTCGAGCCGGCGAAGGTCACCCTGGTGTAGCGCGCGCTCGTTTCAGCCGGCGCCACCACCGGGATGATGAAGTGCCCGCCGTCGCGGTCGTCATCCAGTGGCGTGAACGCCCAAGCCGGCACGGTGATGCCGGATTGCACGTTCGTGGCTCCGAGCGTGGTGCCGCGCTGCATGGTGACCGTCGTGTCAGCCGATCCGCCCCAGGCCACGACCAAGAGCGCGCGGGCTGGCTTGGCGCTGCCGTGGTCCATGTCGACCGTCATGTCGTTGGCGCCGGTGGTGCTGGCCTGCCAGTACTTCGCCAGCTCCCACTGCTGCAGCTGGTCGACGCCGTGGCCGGCCCCGGCGACGCCAGGCGTGGACAGCGTGCTGCTGTCGACGAGGCCGCTGTACGCGATGGCGAGGCGGCTCATGGTGTGAAGTCCGCCGTCGGCACGGTGATCGTGGCGCCGGTGTCGGTCGCCACGCCGGTGATGATGCGCAGGCTGTCGAACTTGGCCTTGGTGAGGAAGCTCCCGGCGAAGCCGTCGAGGGCTATGCCGGCTGTGCGCTGGTTGCCGAGGTACACGCCCTTGACGTCCTGGTTGATGCCCGTCGTCAGGTTGATGAAGCGCGCGCCGTCGCACCAGCCCTGCAGCCCATTCGCGGCGGTCCAGCACAGGCGCACGTGATGCCAGGTGTTCGCTGCGATGCCGGTCACCAGCTGGCCGCTGTTCTGCAGCCCCAGCGTGCCGCCGGAGCCCTCGTGCCACCAGAGGTACAGCGCAATGTTGTCGACCGGGTTCAGCGCCGGTGCGTTGCCGTTCGTCGTCATCGTCACGATGGCGTGGCGCAGCGTGCTCGGCGAACTGCTGCCGCCCGTGCCATCGTCGACCGGGTAGAACCACACGTCGAGCGTCGCCGCGTTGCTGGCCGCGCGGAACTTGTCGGTGCCCTGGGCGACCCAGCCGGCCCACTCGTTCGTCGAAACCGCGTTGATGTCGATCGCTGCCGCGCCCCACTTGAAGATCGTGGTGTCCTGCGTCGGCGTGCCGCTGGTCACGGCGGTGTTGGTCCAGTGCGTGTTCTCGTCCTGTGTCACGCTCGACTCGAACCGCGCCAAGAGCGTGATATCGCCGGTGGGCGGCGGCGCCACCGCGGTGATTGCGAGCGCGGTGTCGACTTCCGACACCAGCCCGAGCGGGATGCGCTCGGCGAACGCCAGCGCGGTGTCGATCTCCAGCGCCAGGCCGAGCGCGACCGCGATGTCCCCGGGCCAGTACAGGCGCACGAAAGTCATGTGCGCACCCCGCTCAGGTGGAACGTCAGGCCACGCGCGCCGGTGCCCTGCTGATGGACGCGGAAGTGCACCCGGTCGCCGCGCTCGATCGTGATCTCGCTGAAGACCGGCGGGGTCGCCGAGGTGATGCTCGATGCCTCGCCGTTGTCGATCGTCGGCTTGGTGCTGAAGATCGACACGCCGCCGATCAGGATGTCGGCCGTGAAGGTGCTGCCGCTGGTCTGGGGCGTGGCCAGGTCGATCACGAAGTCGGCCGGCGTGATGGTCCAGTCGAAGGGGGACAGCCAGCCGCCGGCGAGGTTGACGCCGGTAGGGATTGCCACGATGTCGTTCGGATCGGTGAGCGCGAAGCTGTACTGCACGCGCTCGGGCGGCTCGCTCACGCCGGTGCCGGTGGCGCCCGTGCCTGCGCCGCCACCACCGGACCCCACCTCGGCGTCGGACCGCTCGATGGTCACGTCGGTGGGGATGTCGCTCAGGCCCATGAGCTGGAACGCGAGCTTCCGGCTCTTCAGGTTCTGATCGATGCCGATGATCCAAGGCACGCGGGTGCCGTAGCGCGACGACGTTGCCGTGACTGCATCCAGCAGGCGCAGGTCGAGCAGCTCGGGGTGGCGGTCGAAGTCCGCCTCCAGGCTGAGGAAGTACGGCTTGGCGCCGTGCACGCCGAGGAAGCCATCGGCCCAGGCCAGCATGGCCGCCTCGTCCGGCACGTCGTTGCCCGGGATGACGACGTCGATGCTGATGGCCGACGAGTCGGCATCGAGCACGTCCTGCGAGCTGGCGGTGAAGCGGTAGAGGTATTGGTCGCGCACGAGCTGGTCGCGTACGTCATCAGCGGCGGCCTTGGCCAGCGCACCGCGCGATGTCACGCCGGCGGAGACCTTGACCTGCCACACGCGGCGCTCCAGGCCGCTGGGCGCCGCGAAGTCCCAGCGGCGGGAGTTGATGCCCTCCACGAACTCGAACACGCTGCCGGTGGCCGGCATGATCGGGCGGGCCGTGAACTCGTCGACCTGGTTGAAGCCGATCGAGGCCAGCTTCGCTGTCGCGATGGCGTTGAACACCTCGCGAAAGGTCTCCGTCTCGATGACGCGGTTTCCGGCCTCGAACGCAGTGCTGCCAGTGGCCATCGTTGCCGCGTCGGTGATGCCGGCGCGCAGCGCCAGGTCCACGATGGTCCAGGCTCGCGGTGCGCTGACGCCCGGATCGTCGACGATGGCGCCGTCGAAGGGATACCGGTGCTGGAAGACGATGCCCGAGGCCAGCTTCACCAGCACCGGCCCTTCGCCGTCGGCGCCGGCCCAATGCATGTACTGGCCGGGGACGTTGGGTGTCGGCTGCGTGAAGAGGTCCGACAGGCTGGCGTGCAGCCCGTTGGCCTGCAGCGGGATGCCGCCGTCGTGCGGCGTGTAGAGCGGCGGGTCGCTGCCGTTCTCGAGGTCGCCCCAATCGGCCGGCGCGTTGTCCGCCACGAACCAGACGTTCTCGACCTCATCGATGAGGATGGGCTCGATGAAGCCCGGGCGGCCGATGACCAGGCGCCGCAGCCGGCCGGCGGCAGCACCCGTGCCCTCGATGCCGCCGGTGCCGTCGAAGCCTTCAGTCACGACGGGCGCGTCGAAGAGCGTCTCGCGGCCGCGGTAGTTGAGCTGCATCCGCTGCCCGTTGACCTGCGGCCGGCCGTCAACGTAGGCCCGGAAGACCATCTTGAAGTCGTCCGGGTATGCGCCGCCGACCGGGCCAAAGCGGCACGTCACCCGGCCGCCGTTGGCGTTGAAGTCGACCCAGGCATCGAAGGACGATGCGCCCGGCTTGACGTTGGTGAACTCGCTGCTGCCCCAGGTCGGCTGCACGAGGCCGGCGGTGCGGCCGCTGCCGAAGACGCGGAGGCTCACACCGCCCGGGTCCTTCACGACCTCGCGGAACAGCGTGTTGGCCGGGGTGTCGGCGGGGCCGGTCTCGAACGCCTTGGTGGCCACGTAGACCGTCACCGGCGCGCCGGCGGCGTTCTTGACCTCGAGCTCGAAGGCGAAGACGTTCATGCCGCCTTCCTCGAGCTGGTGTCAGGGGCCTGGCCGCGCGCCTGGCGGCCGCGGATGTCCTCCAGCACGGAGACAGCTTCCGTCAGGATGGCAACGGTGTCCGGGTGGCCGGCGCGCCCCACTTGCAGGATCGCGCCCAGGCGCTCGTGCACGGCGTCGAGCTTCTGGTTCGTCTGGCGCAGCAGGCCGCTCTGCACCGCCTGCTCCGTGTTGAAGGCGACGAACGCGGTTTGCACGACATCCGGCCCACTGACCAGGCCAGTGATGTCGCGGCCGCCGCTGAGGCCGCCCGGCGAGCCTGGGTTGCCCTCCACGAAGCTGGGGGCGTTGGCAGCTTCGACACGGACCGCGCTGGCGAGCGTGCTGCCGCCGACACCCCCGTCCAGCCTGTCCGCGAGCGCGTCATCGATGCGCAGCAGCGCGGCGAGCATGTCGCCGGTGTTGGTGGCCACCGAGGCCAGCGAGTCGCGCTGCGCCTCCAGCAGCGCCAGCTCGGGCCGCTGTGCCGTGATCTTGTCGCCGAAGGCGTCCAGGTCGCGCGTGACCTGCTCGTAGACCGCGACGTAGCCCGCGCCGCTGCCGAAGGTGCCCTGGGCCTCTTGCAGGTACGCCTGCGCGTTGCCCAACAGGTTCCCCTGCGCCACCACATCGCCGGCCTGCGCGTCGCGCAGGGTCCGCTCGTACAGGCTGCGCGCCGACCCGACCTGCTGGCGCGCATTGAGCGGCGAGAGGTCGCCGAACCTGAGGGTGCCGAGAAACTGGCCGATGTTCGCGCCCAGGTCCTGCAGGCGCTTCGCTGCATCGATCTGCTTGTCGAGCCCCTCGATGGCCTTGCGGTTCGCCTCCTCGCGCAGCTGGATCTCGTCCTGCAGCCCTGCCATGGTCAGCTGCCGCAGCTTCTCCGCGGCCGCGACGGGGTCGTCGGACGTGGCGATGTCGTTGAACAGCTGAGCGCTGCGTGCCTCGCGTGCGGCCTTGCGCTGCTCCGGCGTCATGCCGGCGAGCCGTGCTTCGTCGATCGCTTCGGCGAGCGTCCCAGCGCGATAGTCCCGGATCGCGTTGGACGTGCCGTGAATCGACGTCTGCAGCTGCTCCCACAGCGGCAGCGCGTCGAGCAGGGCCTGCTTGCCGTCGACCCCTACCGCCTGCCAGAGCTGCAACACATCGTCCCGGGTTGCCGAGAAGATGTTAGTGAGGGGGATCTCGCCGAACCCGGCGCCGCCCAGGATGTCCTGAACGCGGGTCGCCAGGTACTGCTGCAGGTCGGCCGCAGGAAGGAAGTCGGCGGCCACGCTGTCGGCGCCGCTCAAGACGCTGCGGCGCTTGGCCTCGGCCTCGGCTGCACGCTCCGCGGCCTTCGCGGCCGCCTCGGTGGCGTCGGCCGCGGCATTGATCGCGCGCTGCGCGTTGGTGAAGGTCCCGGCCGCGACCTTGAGGCTGACCTCGAGCTCAGCCAGCCGCTGGAGCTCCCGCTCGCGCTGCAGGTTCACAGCGGCCTGCACGTTGTCCTGCGCGCGCAGCAGTTCGACATCGAGGTCGAAGGTCTGTTCGCTGATGCGGGCCAGGCGGTCGCGCTCTTCCGCCGCGGCCTTCTCGGCGGCCTGGGCCAGGCTGTCGAACGCGCCGGACAGCGCGATCAGCGAGGTGAAGGCTGCGCGCCCGGCCTCCGTGTTGAGGTCCTGGCTCTTGAGCAGCTCGCGATAGGCGTCCTTCGCCGCGTCGGCGCCGTCGGCCACGTTGGGCATCGTCAAGCCCAGGTCGGCGAAGGTGCCGCTCAGCCGCTGCGTCAGCGCCTCGACCTGCTCTGCCTCGCTGTAGAAGGCCGCGTAGAAGGAGCTCGTGGCGCTCGCGAACTGGTCGGACCCGCCAAAGCGCGCGGTGAGGTCGGCAGCAGCGGCGCCACCGGTCACCGACTTGGCCAGCGCCGTGCCGCCCAGCTGCTCCACGGCATCGTTGACCGTTAGCAGCGCGCCGCCCACGCGCTCGATGGTCTGCGCCACCGTCTCGCCGTAGACGGCGATGGGCTTGACCTGCTCGCCAAAGCCGGCGAGCAGCGCATCGCCGTACTCGCCCAGCGCCTTCGCGATGGCTTCCTTGTCCTTCTCGATGTCACCGGTGAGCTGGACCTTCACGTCCTGCGTGATGCCGGCCATGAGCGAGGCTGGCAGGCCCAGCGCGTCGCCGTACTTCTTCGCGTTGTCGACCACAGCGGCCGCGGCATCGTCGAAGAAGCGATCGATCTGGCTGTCGAGCTCGGCGGCGATGGTGTACCGCTTGTCGTCCTTGAACAAGCCGCCCTTCTCGAGCACATCGGCGTAGCGCTCGCCGCTGAAGGCGCCGCCGCTGAAGGTGCCGAGCACGCCGGTGCCCTGGATCCGCGGCTCGGCGCGGCCGAACATGTGGTTGAGGCGCACGGAGCCGCCGAGGATCTCGGCCCACTTGTCGCTTATGCCGAGGTCCTTTAGGGCCTCGGTCTTGAAGTTCTCGAACGTGTGCTGGTACCACTTGTTCCCGTCGAGCTGCTGGGAACCGGTGAAGCCCTCGCTGTAGAGCTTCTTGCCGTACTGCGCGGCGGCATAGGCGAAGGCGACCCAGCCCAGGATGCCCGCGGCAGTGCCAAGGGTTGAGCCGCCGGCCTGGCTGACCATGCCCGCCTCTTGTGCCGCAAGCATGGTCGACTGCTGCGTGCCGAAGCCGGTACCGTAGGCGGCGCCGCTGTAGACCGCGCCGTAGTTCGCTGCTGCGGCGGTGGCGCCGGCAACCCCGCCGCCCTGGTAGAGGCCATAGATCGAATTGGCGGCGCTCGCGCCCTGCAGCAGGTTGCTGCCTCCGGTGGCGCTGCTGAGGACCGATCCGACCGCACCCTGCGCAGCCGCGGCAATGGGCTGCACGATTGCCTTGACGATCGGCTGCAGCACGAGCGTGCGGAAGTAGTCCTCGAGGTAGTCGCCGGCACTGCGGCCGCCTTCCATCAGGGCATCGGCGAGGGCCTGGCCGGCCTCGTCGGCGATGCGCTGATTGCTCTCGATCGTTTCGCGCTCGTAGTCCCGGCGGGCTTGTTCCCCGGCCTTCTCGACCTTCTTGTTTGCCAGCTGCTCCGTGAGGTCTGCGTTCTGGCGCAGGAGGCGCGCACGCTGCTCCAGCAGCAGGTTCCCGCCCTCGTTGCCGGCCTGCCATTCCAGGTCCGCAGCGTGCGCGCGCATTGTCGCGGCCGCCTGCATGTCGAGCGCGTATTCGGTCTGCGTCAGCGCGTCCAGCTGATCGCGGAGGCCGCTCACCGTGCCCTGCAGCGACTCATTGCGCGAGATGTCGGCCTCGATGGCGCGCTGCGCGATTCGCGAGGCGCCTTCGCGCGCTGTCGCTTCGAGCTTGGCAGCGTCGGCCGCGTCTTTCGCGAGCTTGATCGCCGACGGCTGCCGGGCAATCAGCAGCTCGACCTGGGCGATGTAGTCCGCCTCGGCGAGGATGCCCAGCCGCCGCATCGATTCAAGACGCCGCAGCGATTCCACGTAGTCGTCATTGACGCCAGCGACGGCGTTGAGGACGCTCTGCTGCTTTTCGCGTTCACGCTCCAGCTCTCGCTGGGCATCCCGAGCCGCCTTCGCGGCCCCCGTCTGCTTGAACGTCGCAGCGGTGAGCTTCTGGACCGCCTCGGTGTACTCGGCCTGCGTGAGTCTGCCGGCCTGCAAGAAGCCGTGCAGCTTCTGGATCTGGTCGGTGTAGGACTTGTCGACGCCGAGTGCGCGATTGCGAATTCCGGCGAGGGCTTCCTGCGCCTGGCGCTGCTCCTCCAGCCCCTTCGCCGCGATGGCGCCGATGGTGCCGCTGGCCTCACTGAACTGCTGCGACTGGCTGGTGCTGCGTTCGGCCTTGAGGTCATCCTGAGCCTGCTTCGCGCGCTTGAGCTCTGCGACCAGTTGGCTCGCCTTCTCCACCTCCATCGCCAGGTAGATGCCACCTTGGGCACCGAATCGAAGCTGCAGAGCTGCCAGCTCCTTCTCGGCGTCATTGAGCCGCTTGCCGACGTTCGCAGCGCGCTCGTCGACGTGACCGAAAGCTTCGGCTGCGGCCATGATCTGCGCCGCCGCGATGGAACCGATGAAGCCGTGGCCGTCCGCTCTGGCGCGGGCGAACCGGTCGGCGACGTTGTCGATGACGCCCCCGAGTGACTGTAGGCCGGTGGCCAGCGCCGACGTCGCGCCTGTCGTCTGGTTCAACTCACCGACCGCGCGCGTAGCCGAGTTGGCCAGCTGGGTCATGGCCTGGCCGACCGTGACGACGCTGGTCTGCGCCTCGCCGGCCAGCACCGCGGACTGCGATTCGAGCGCCTTGAGGACGGCGTCCGCGGTCAACTCGCCGGCCTTGCCCATCTCGCGAAGCTTTCCGATCGAGACGCCCAGGCCGTCAGCAATTGCGCGCGCCAGCCGCGGCGTCTGCTCCATGACGCTGTTGAGCTCTTCGCCGCGCAGCGTGCCTGACGCGAACCCTTGGCTGAGCTGGACGAGCGCCGCCTTCATGCTCTCTGCGCTGCCACCGCTGATCGCCATCGCATTGCCGATGGACTCGGTGACGGTCAGGAGACGGGCCTGGCTGATGCCCATCCCATCGGTCGCGCGCGAGATCGACGCGAAGGTGCTGCCTAGCTCGGTGAACGAAACGCGCGAGCGCTGGGCAATGGCGAACAGCGAGTCGTAGGCCACGGTCGCGGACGCGGCGTTGCCGGTCGCGAGCTGCAGCTGGTTGCGCAGCACGGTGACGGCATCGGCTGCCTGCACGAACTCGCGCGCGGTAGCGGCGACAACAGTCAGGCTGCCGAGGTTCCGCAGCGCGCCCGCGGCACTGCCGACGCCGCCGAACGATCCGGCCAGGCCATCCGCCGAGCGTGCCGTCTTGTCGAGCGCCGCCGCGGCGGCATTCGCCCCGGCCTGCACCTGCGGGACGCCGTCAATTCCGATCTTGATGCGGATGCCGTCAGCCATGGCCTAGCGCCTCGAAATGCTCGCGCTCTTGGCGACGTTCAGCTTCGGCTCGAATGACCGCGCTGATCCATGCGCGCTCCATGACGCAGACGTCGGCGAATGTCGACTCGCGCTGGTCGACTGGGAGGGCGACGAAGAAGGGGGAAGCCCGAACCGAGGCGTAGTCCAGCCCGGTTGGCAGGCCAGTGGCGCTATACCGAAACTGCGTAGCGACGGCTCGGAACAGCTCAAGCGCGGCGACGTGCTCCTGCCACACCCAGAACTCGTCGGGCTGCTCTGCGGCCACTCTGGCTTGCTCGGCAAGCAGCAGTGCCATGGCTCCCTCTTGCCGGGCCGGTGGCTTGGCCTCGGGTGGTGGAGCGTCATCGACGGACTGCTGCTCATCTGACGCCCCTTCAGAGAACGCGCCGGCCGCCAGCAGCGCGGCCAGCGCGATCAGTTTCCCGCCTTGCCCTTCGCGGTGATGGCGGCGACGTAGCCGGCGTAGATCAGCCCTGCGATGTTGGAGACCAGCTCCGGAAGGGCTTCCAGTGCGGCGTCCCCCGCAGCAACGAACGCATCGGTGTCGGCGTCCTTCAGTGGGGACTTGTCCTCCACCCAGCCGACCATGCGCAGACCCACGCGCTCGCGCAGGTACGCGACCAGCGGCCGGTTGGCGAACTCCGGCGAGCGCCCCTCCTGCACGAGCGTGTCGTGCGGCATACGCTCGGCCTCCAGCCGCATGCCGAAATCGTGGTCCTTCCCGTCGGCGTTGATCGAGAACGCGACCTTGAAGGCGACCTTGTTGGAGACAACCAGCTTGTAGGCCATTCGCGCTCCAGGTCAGGCAGCGACGAAGCTGGTGGCCTTGCCGATGAACAGGAACGCGACACGGCGGCGGACGACCGGCTGATAGTCGGCCTGCTCCGACGCCCAGACGTAGCCGTAGCCGTACTGCACCGCGCCGCCCATGACGAACTTCATCGCCTTGGGCGTGCGCGCGCGGGATGCCGCCAGCAGGGCCTGCTGATCCGTGCGGGCCTGGTCGAAGCCCAGGCTGCAGCGCCAGCGCGATGCGGTCTCGCCGTTCGGGATGTCGATGTCCCGGAACTCGTCCCACGGGCTGATCGTCTCGAACTTCGGCTCGCCGCCTTCGCTGCTGGCCTCGAGGATCTGGCCGATCCGCGTGCCGAAGGTGATCTCGTAGGAGGTGCCGGTATCCCCCGTGGTGGGGTTCATGGCGGTGTCGGTCGAGCTGTACCCCGCCATCGTGAACTCGTTCGCCGCGACCGACGACACCTGAGCGATCACGTTGTTGAAGTCGCTCCAGGCCTCCATCAGCAGGAGCACTGGGTCACCGTTGGCGTAGCCGTGCGCGGTGGACGTGAAGACCACCGGGTTCGCGTTCGTGGCGCTCTCGATGGCCTTGCTGGCTGCGCGCGCGCTCTCCAGGTAGACCTGGGAGCCCTTGGTGAGGATGTAGGACATGGAATCGCTCCGGGTTGGTCAGGTGGGAGTCGCGTGCTCAGGCCGCGGGCTTCTTGGCGGCGGCCGCGTCGGTTGCGGCGGCGGCAGCCGGGGCTGCGGGGGCTTCCTTCTCGACGGGCCCCCAGGACTCGCTGCTGGCCAGCAGGACCTTCGCGACCTTCTCGGAGACGTGAAGGATCTCGCCGGGCCGCACGATCACGCCGTTGTGGGCGACCGGCTGCTTGGCGGTGATTGCGACGGGAGAGAACTTCGTCGCGGGGTTCAGGATGGTGGCCATGGTCTGTCGCTCCGTTTGCGTGTCAGAGAGAGGTGGAAGGGGCGCCGGCGGCGGTGATGTAGGTGACCTCGAAGACCTGCAGGCCGCGACGGATCGGCGCATCGGCGTCGTTGTGGTCGTCGGCCGCGTAGCCGGCCAGCTGGATCGACTTCGCCGCGCCGAGCTGGTCGCCGAGGACCGCGGCCACGAGGGCCGCCTCGGCCTGGCCGCACATGACGTCGCGATCGCGCTGCGGGTTCGACCCGCCGACGGCCTCGGCGATGACGCAGAAGCGGTAGCGGCGCAGGACGTCGCCGTCGAACTCGCTCAGCAACTCCTGCGCCTCGGTGACGTTGCCCTCGCTGTGCTTCGCGCCGAAGTCCTCGACCACGAACGAACGCGCGACCGGGCGGTCGTTGAACGGGTGCTCGGCGACGGACTGGCCGGCGAGCGTGTTCGCGGCCTTGAGCACCGAGACGGCCGCCTCGCGGATGTTGGCGCGCAGGACGCTCACGTCGGCAGCTCCAGCGGCAGCGTGACCATGCCGGTGCCGTCAGGCTCGGGCTGGCGCACCTCGTAGACGGTGACCTCAGGCACGGCATCGTCGGGCGGAGCGATGAGGGTCGAGCCGGCCTCGACGTAGGGCACCGCGGAGAGTGGGCACGTGAAGGCGGGCCGCGTCGTTGCAATGCCGGAGACGTCCCCATAGCCGCGCTCGAGGATGCCCACGACGTTCTGGCCGTCGATCTGCACCGTCGTGCCGTGTTCTTGCGCGTTGAAGAACACGGACAGGTCCTCTTGCATGGGCATGGCGCGGCCGCTCAGGCTGGGCGTCAGGTCTTGGGCTTGTTGCCGGCGGCCAAGGCCGCTGCGGCTTCGGCTTCTGCCTGGGCCTGCGCCGCGGCATCAGCTTCGGCCTGCCGCGCGGCGGCGGCAGCAGCATCGGCCTTCTCGCGGGCAGCCTTCGCGGCGGCGGCTTTCTTGCCAGCCGCTTCCTGCGCAGCGGCGACCTTCGGCGTGGCAGCAGAGCCTGAGGCGACCAGCTGCTCGGCCGCCTTCTCGTCGACGGACAGCTCGTCGCCTTCTTCGAAGACTTCGCCACTGTGGCGGATCGTCGTCAGGGCGATCAGCGCGATCATGTTCAGCTTCTTCGTGGCCATGGTTGGCTCCTGATGAGGTGGTGCGCGGCGCCCGGGATCAGGCGACGGCGTTGGTGATCAGGTAGCCGGCCGTGCTGCCCACGAGGTAGGGCTTCCGCGCGTCGGTGTACGGGTAGTAGTACGTCTTCTCGTTGTTACCGTAGTACGACTGCTCGACGAACGGGTACCCGCGCAGCTGGTACGTGTAGCCGAAGCTGGGGGACCCCATGTCCTGGGCGGTGGCGAGCGTCGTGTAGGCCAGCAGCGCGTGCTTGCCCCAGACGTCGGTGAACGTCGGCGCGGTCGCGGTGCCGGTGTTCTGCACCGCGCGGCCCACGACGATGCGCTCGACCTCGAACAGCGTCTGCAGCTGCTGGATGGTGGCCGGCGGGCGGTCGCTGGCGGTGCTGAGGCGGTCCAGCACCTTCGGGTGGCTGCGCAGCGCCGTCAGCACCGCGGGACCCAGCTCGAGCACGTTCGGGTAGACGCCGATCTTGGCGCGGATGGCTTCCTTGCCGGTGTTGATGTCCTCGAAGGGGTCGCTGTTCGTGTAGTCGGTCCACTGATCGGTGCCCGACAGCGTCACCTTGTTGCCGGCCGGGAAGTTGGCCGCGGTCGTGGCGAGAGTGGCAGCCTCGACCTCGCGCTCCAGATCCATCATGTTCTGGACCTTGCGGATCGCCATCGTCGCCTGGTTGAGGTTCGGCACCGCCTGGGCCTCTTCCATCAGCTCGCGAGGCACCGCGCCTTCCAGCGAGTAGTCGTTCAGCACGAAGTCGGCGCTGGCGTAGCCGAACTGCACCCGCATCGTGTTCGCGCCCGGCGCGCGCTTCGTGCTGACCAGCATGAAGTCCTCGGCGCCGAAGCTGAGGATCTTGCCGGCGCGGGCGCCCACCGGAACGCGCGGGAACAGCACGTCCGCGACCGGCGCCTGCGGGCTGACATACCCGCGCGCGATGGCGGTCAACATCGGGTCGATGACCCGGGCTTGTGCGGTGGTCTGCTGGGCCATGAAGGTGCTCCGTCAGGTGTCGATGGGTGGTCGGGGCCGGTCAGGCGTTCGGGATCAGCAGGACGTGGATCAGGTCCCCGTCGGCTGCGGCCGCGGTCAGGGCCATCGCGACGATCTTGTTGGTGCTGTCGTGTGCGAGCACCTTGCCGGCCGCGTCGACCTTGCATGCGCCCTTGACGGCGATCGCGCCGCCGGCTTCGACGATCGCAGTGCCGAGGCAGTCGACGGTCATCTGGTCACCGCTGACGCCGGCGAAGCGCGTGACGCCGAGGGCGCTGCCGCCAGCCGCCGGGTAAGTGCCGTCGGCCTCGATGAACCGATTCGCGGCGAGGGTGGCCGCGGCCTGGACGGTCAGCGCGAGGACCGAGTAGCTGCCTTGCATGCCCATGGTGTGCTCCTGATGTGGTGAGGGGTGCGGCGCCGATCAGCCGGCGTAACCGAGGCGCTGAGCGGCCAGCAGCGGGTCGATGCCTTCCTTGGCGGCGAGGGCGACGACTTCGTCAGCCTTCTGCTGGTCGGTCTTCTCGCCTTGCTTCGGTGGCGTCACAGCTGGCGTGCCACCGGTCGGCACCGGTGCGGGCGCATCCTGCTGGTGCTCTTTCACGGCCAGATCCAGCCTCGCGCGCTCGGCCTTCATGACCTGCAGCGCTGCTTCGCCGGGCGACGTCTTCCCGTCGAACTGCAGCGTCAGCACGAGCGCTTCATGCCCCGGGAGCACCGCTTCGCCGACGCCCTTGATGCGCTCGAGCTCTGCCTTTGCGCCTTCAGCCCGCGCGGCGGCGAGCTCGGTCTGGTGCTTGGCCTCCTGCGTGGCTGCCTGGGCGGTGAGTTGCGCGACCTGGGCCTGCAGCTGCTCGACGGTTTGCGTGGTCATGGGGTCTTCTCCAGAGGGGAGGTCGAAAAACTTCGACTCGGTGCGCGGGTCGGCGCCGAGGGTGACGATGGAGGTCTCGCGGACCTGGCCGTTGCGCAGCACGGTGACCGGGCCGTTGAAGGTCTGGCCATTCACCTGGATGGACTTGCCGCTTGGCACGTATTCGCGCGTGTAGCCGTACAGGCCAACGCTCATTTCGTACGGCACGCCACGCTGCGAGAACTCAGCGATGCGCTTCGCCTCGCTGCCTTCGATGTCGCTGAACAGCTTGCCGCCGACGACCATCTGGAACTGGTCGTTCGTGGCGGCCTGCTCGATCACGCCGATGATGGCGAACCGCATGTGGTGGTCGAGCAGCGGCATGCGCTGCTTGTAGGTGGTCGACGCCATGTCGATCACCACGCCGTAGTCGGCCACGTAGCCGCCCGAGTAGGCGATGCCACTGAACTTCGCCGGCAGCCCGCCTTCCTTTTCCGCCTTCAGTTCCAGTGGAGCGCCGAGCAGCACGGCGTCGAGCCGTTCGGCGGTGGGGCGTTCCTTGACTGCGGTCTTGCTCACGTCTCGCGCTCGATGCCTGGCGGCTGAAATCGAATGGCGCGGACTCTAGGGACTCGAAGTGCCGGAAATAAGGGGGGATTTCGGCGCTGCGCTACGCAGCCGCGGCCGGCTCCGCGGCGGCCGGCGTCGCATCACCAGGCACCATGAGCTTCGCCTCGCGACGCGCGGCGGCCTCGCGCACCGTCTGCGCGTGCTTGGTTTCCCAATCGACGCCGTTGTGCAGGATGCTCTCGGCCTGCAGGGTGCTGATACCCAGTGCGACGCGCTCTTTCGCCGCCTCGACCTCAGCCTTTGGGTCGATTGAGCCTGGGCCATCACCGACCCACTGCGCGCCGCACCAAGCATGCCGGCGCACCTCGTCGGAGAAGAAGCCGGGCGCGACGACGCGGCGGTTGGCGATCTCGTCGGCGAGCCACAGCTCATAGATCGGCTGGCACATGCTGGTCGCGAGCCAGTCGCGCCAGCCCATGAAGAACTTCCAGGCCATGAGCAGCGCGCCGCGCGCGGCCGAGTAGCTGCTCTGGTAGTGCATCACCAGCACCTCGTACGGTATGCCGATGGCCATGCCGATCTGGCGAATGCATGAGGTCACGAACGGGTCGAACTGCGCGTTCGGCCGGGCCGGGTTGACCTGCACTGGCTCTTCGCCGGGCAGCAAGTTCACGGCCTGGCCGCCTTCCATTTCGCCAGACCACTTCTGCGCGTTGTTCAGCAGCGCGCCCTGCGCATCGTCCGCGAAGAGGTCCTCGAAGGCCTTCGGGTCCATCTTGATGAACACGGAGAACAGACCCGAGGTCACGGCCGCCGCCAGCTCGGCGTCGGTGTACCGCGACAGCTGCTTCAGCGGCTCAATGACGGGCGCCAGGATCGGCACGCCGCGGCGCAGGCCGGGCCGGATCTGCCGGTACAGGTGCAGCACGTTTCGGCGGCCTGTGCGCTCGCCGCGCGCACGCACCGCGGTCCAGGTCAGGTCGACGACGTTGTCGCCAGGATGCCGGTTCGTGAAGTGGAATGTGACGGCTTCGCCGGTCACGGGGTCGTGGTCGATGCCCTCGGTGCGCGTCTCGGTGTCGGCTTCACGGTTCGGGTTCGAGCAGAAGTCCGCCTCGAGGAGCTGCACCGCCAGCCTGGTGCGGCCGTTGCGCTGAACCATCGGGGTCAGCGCGAACGCATCACCGCTCACCAGCGTGCCGCGCAGCGCCAAGTCCTGCAGGCCGTAAAACGTCAGCCGGCGGGCAAGATCGCAGTCGGGCGACTCGCTCCAGGCGCGGAAGCGGCGGCGCACATCGCCCTGCCACGCATCGCGCTGCTCCTCGGACAGGCCGAGGAACGCGGCGTCAATCTGCGGGTTGCACGACAGGCCGGTGCCGACGACATGCGAGACGGTGGTGTTGACGACGCCGGCTGCCACAGGCGCGTTGCGTTCCAGGTCGCGCGAGCGCTGGCGCAGCGTCGGCAGGTCAACGATGACGTCGGTGGCGGGCGACCCCCCCATGGTGTGCCACGCAGCCAACGCAGCCCGCGTGATCTTGGCGCCGGTGTAGCCGCCAGCGGACAGCGCCATCGCGCGCCGCGCCTGCATGCGCTGGATCGCGGTCGGATTTCTCATCGCATCAGCCCGCGGGGACGATGACGCGGCGGCGACTGCCGGTGGCCGTGCTCAAGGTCGCGCACCGATCGTTCCAGGTCTTGATGCCTTCCTGGATCTCGGCCAGGTTGGCGCGTCGCAGCTCGCGCTCGCCCTGCGGCGTCTGGATGCGGTAGGACTGGCCCGTCAGCACCGCCGCTTCCGCGGCCAGGTATAGGGCGAGCTGCTCTTGAGCCTGCGCGAGGGTGATTCCTGCCATGGGCGCGCAGGATAGGCACCGCCGGCGCCCGAAATAAGGGGGGATTAGCGGCGCCGCAGCAGGCGGTAGCGCAGCGCACGCGCCTCGTCGTCCTGCGGTATCTGCTGCGAAGCAGGGGGCCTGCCGACCTTGCCCTCCATCGTGCGATTGACCCACACGTCTTGCCCACCCCAAACTTCGCGCGCAGCGCGCTCCATGCGTTCGCATCGGAGCTCCAGCGTCTGAGTGATGCTCTCCTCGTCGGCCAGCAGCCAGTCGGCGATCCAGCGAACGATGTCGCGACGATCATCCATGGTCACCGCCCCGTGCGGGCGAACCGCGCCATGCTGCTGAGCCCGCTGATCTTCGTCTTCGGCCCCTCCGCTACCAGGTGGGCGCGCGGCTTCTCCTGCGGGTCAGGCTCGGGAGCGCGCGCCGGCCGCACGAGCGCCTCGCGCCGCTCCCAGTCGCCATCGCGCCATCGGTCGATGCCGATCCAGTGCGCGCCGGCCAGCGCGTACACCGCGCAGTCGAGGCCCTCGTTCCGCTTGCCGGGCGGCAGGATCCACTCCAGCCGTGGCCGGCCCTTGACGTAGCGCGTCACCAGGCGCTCGGACGTGATCTGCTCGAACTCGTCGGCCGGCAGGTGCTTCGAGAGGTGCACGTAGCCCGGACCTGGCGCGACGACGCGCAGCCGGCCGTAAATCTCGGCCTTCGCGGTGTCGGTGCCGATGGGCCACAGCTTCACGCCTTTCGCGATCTGCTGGCCCCGCCAGTTCACGAGCTGTTCCTTCGGCTTGCCGATGATCGGCTTGCCCGTGGTGCTGGCTCCCTTGATCGCGTGCACGTTCTCGGCCAGGTGCTCGCGGCAGTAGACGTAGACCGCCTGCGTCGAGTGACCGTCCGACGAGTCGACCATCGTGGCCAGCAGCGGCACCGCCACGCCGGCGGAGTTGTGCACCGGCGTGCGGCGGTACTCCGTGAGCTGAGCCCAGGCGCTGCCCTTCTCGCTCTCCGGCCGCGTCGGATCGCCGTAGAACACGGCGCGGTCCACCAGCTGGCGCTCCATGCCGCGCGCCCAGCTGTACAGGCGGGCCTCGATGCGATCGCGCTGCACGTCGACGCCCAGCGTGAGGACGCAGCCGACGATGACGACGCGCAGCGGCCAGTCGCCGGCGCGCTTGCGCAGCGCGTGCTGATCGGCGCGGTCGCCCTGCTCTTCGAAGGTCTCGGCCAGGCGCGTGTTCACGAAGACGCGCAGCAGCGACACGTCGCCCTTGGCCACGGCCTGCATCGCCTCGTACCACTCCTGCGCGATCTGCTGCCAGGACAGCCAGCCCAGCGGCGAATACAGGCCGTTGAGGTGGAAGCCGCGCACCTTGCCGCCGCGTGCGCCTGGCTTCTCCGCGACCCACACGCCCCCGGCCAGCATGGCGCGCTTGTGGTGCTCGCGGATCTCGCAGCCGCTGGCGGCGCACACGTAGCGCACGCTGCTGGGCACCGGCGCGCCGGCGGCGTCCTTGTCCCACTTCAGGCCGTGGTGCTGGTCGGCGCCGAACTCCAGCGGCTGGTACGTGCCGCAGTGAGGGCACGCGACGTGGTACCGGCACTTGTCGGAGGCCTCGTAGGCGGCCTCGATCCGGCTGAAGTCCTTCGTCGTCGGGGTCGAGCTCTTCAGCCGCTTCTTTCGGGCGAAGGTGGTCTGTCTCGCCTCGGCCAGCTTGCCGGGGTCGCCTTCCCCGTCGACGTCCAGCGGGAAGTTGTCGATCTCGTCGAGGTAGAGGTCTCGCACCGGCGTCGAGCGCAGGTCTGCCGCGCTGTTCGCGCCGGCGATCACCAGGATGCCGCCGTCGAACTCCTTCAGCAGCGTGGTGTTTGCCTTGTCGCGCGAGCGGTTCGACGCCACCTTCTCGGCCAGCTGCGGGCTCTCGGTGAGCAGGGGCGCAATGCGCTGCCTGCTGTTGCGCTTGGCCACCGTGTTCGTGGGCCACACGATCATCACCGGGCCCGGGTTCGTGCCGATCGTGGCGCCCAGGCAGTTCAGCAAGACGGTGGTTTTCGAGGTCTGCGCCGCCCACATCAGCACCACCTCCTCGACGGTGCTGCGCGGGCTCATGCAGTCCTGCGGCTCCTGCGCGTAGGGCGTGCGATCGATGCGGTATTGGCCTGGCTCCGCGCTCTCGCTCGGCCCGAGAAACCGGTTCTGCACGGCCCAGGCCGTGACGGTGAGCCGCGGCGGCGGCGTCATGAACTCGCGCAGCAGTTCGGCGGCCAGAGCGCGCGAGTCGGCCTCGAAGGTGATGACGACGTCGGCGTCGGCCTGCATCACAGAACCCCGCTGATGCGTTCCAGCAGCAGGTCCACCTCGTCCTGCAGCAGGTCGTGCACCTTGGCCTCGTCCTGCTCCTGCGCCAGGACCGACTGCAGGCGCACTGGAAGCTGCAGCAGCGCCTCGCGCAGCGTGGACAGGTGGCGGGCCAGCTCAGCGCGGACCGTATCGCGATGCACCAGCACCTTCCGGCGCTCCAGCAGCGCCAGCCGGGCCGTCTCGACGTCGATCTGCTCGCGCTGGGTGCGCGCGACCTGGTACGGGTCAGGTGCGGCGCGCTTTGCCGCGGCTTGGGCCTGCCGGGCCTGCGGCTTCACGCGTGGGCGGACGTTGGCCTTGTGCCACGCGGTTGCAGCCTCCAGCGATGCCGTCGGCATGCCACGCTCGATCAGCTTCGAAACCTGGGGCTGCTTGATGCCCAGGTGTTCGGCAATCTGCTTCTGAGGGAGGCCGCATTCCATATTCCGTCGTTCAGCGGCCAGTCACTAGCGAAAAGGCGGGGCCCGAATTACCCGCGCCGGCCAGTCCTGCAGAGGGACCCACGCGCATCACCCGCCCCTCGCCAAGAGCCGCGCTGCCTGCTCGGCAATGGCCCTGCGCACGTGCCCGCTCAGCTTGGCGTCAGCGATGCGCCCTGCGATGGCCTCGAACGGGAAGCGTGGGCTGTAGCTGGGCGGCCTGGTGAAGATGAACACAGGCGTGGCATTGCGCCCGATGAGCTCGCGCTGGTAGATCCCGGGTGGCCCGCCCTTGCGATCGCGCTTGACGAAGAAGCGGCCGCCTGCCTTGCGCTGCGCAGCGATGCCCTTGGCGCCGAAGCCGAGGTTGCGCTGGTGGCCAGCGGTGCGCGTAATGCGCAGCTGGCTCAGGATCTGGACGAGCTGGCCCCTGCTCACGTTGCCATAGGCGTCGAGTTGCGCGCCGGCGGCTGGCATGGCGAAGCGGCCGAAGGGCAGCACGCCGGCTTGGCGCAAGGCCTTCTCGAAAGCCTTGCTGCGGCGAGCACCGCCGCGCACTTCGGGCAGCAGGTACTTTGTGGCCGGGATGCCGAGTCGGCTCGTGCCGAACTCGTCCTTGAAGAAGACCTCGGCCTCCAGCTTGTCCGCCCGGGCAGGCCGCACGAACAGGCTGTTGACGGTGTACGGGGTGGGCCTGTCGAAGACCCGGGGTAGCTCCTGCTGGACACCGGCCCGCACTTCGACTGCGGTGCGGGTCAGTGCGGTGGCCAGCGTGGCCGCCATCCTGCGGTCGCTGAAGCCGCGCAGGCTCTGCTGCGTTTCCTTCAAGCCTTCGAGGATGGCGGTCACCTTCATGGCTGGGCTCAGCCCTGCGGCTGCTCTTCGCCGCCGCCCGTGGCGTTCGGCACGATGTTGGCCAAGGCCTGGGCGCGGCTGCGGACGTCGTTGAGCAGCGCTGCGTTCTCGGGGCTCAGGTTGCCGGCGTTGGCCAGTTGGTCCTCCAGGCTCTGGATCTTCTCGGCGATCTCGGTGCCGGCCTCGGTCAGTGCGGTCTGCACTTCGGTCAGCGCTTGGTTGGTCTCTTGGTGGTTCATGGCGATGGTGCCTTTCAGGGCTTCGATGGATACGGCCAGGGCCGCGATGGAAGCGAGAACACTTGCGGTGCCCTCGCAGGGATGGAAGTGGTGGTCGTGTCGGTGGTGGATCTCGAACAGCGGCATGGGTGGTCCTCAGTGGATGGACGCGCCGTCGCCCAGCCTGGCCAGGCACAGCACGACGACGTAGAGACGGGCAGCGCCGACGTCCGTGAAGACCTTGACCGGCAGGCGTCCACGGAGGAAGGCGCGCACCGCATCAAGGCCACGGGTGTCAGCGGTGTGCAGCCGTTGGGAGGTCTCCGCTGGCAGCTGCACGACGGCCACCATGTGGCGCAGCAGCACCTCGGCTGCACCCCCGGGTGACAGCAGTTGGCTGGGCGCGGGATCGCCGAAGGCCTCGAGGAGTCGCGCAAGGCGGTCCAGCCGTGCCGACGTCGGCAGGCTGGTTTCGAGCGCGAAGAGCATCGCCTTGGCCGCCAGGTGGATGTCGGCGCGATTCACGCCTGAGCGAATGGCGATGCTGTTCATGCGGCGGCCCCGAGCAGGTCAAGCTGCGGACGCTCCACCGCCAGCTGCTCGACGGTGATGACGACGCGTGCACCCTCCTCGTCCGGCTCCATGCGCTCCGACAAGATGCGGCGCACCCATGCGTCGTCCTCGAACAGGAAGCCCTTGAGGCTGTCGAGCAGCACCTTGTTGGCGTTGTCGAGGTCGAGGCACTGCACGCTGTCATCCCACGACGCGCCGAGCTTTCGCTGACGGGTCTTGAAGTCGAGCGGCCGGTGCGGGTACAGCTGCACCGTGACGGCGACGCGGCCACGGATGGGCTCGGTGATGCCCACGCCGGCGCAGATCTTGGCCACCGAGCGCTTGTATGCCTTCGCCTCGGTGCTGAGGTGCACGAAGGCCCGGCGTGCACCCGGCGGCACGAAGCTCTGCCAGTAGCGGTTAGCGCTGATGGGGTACGGAAGGATGAGCTTCTTTGTCCCACCCGCGAAAGGGACTGGGATGGACGCAGCGCCAGCGGAGTCCTGTCCCTGTCCCGCTTGTCCCACTGTCCCGCTTTGTCCCTCCCGGTTTTGTCCCCCCGGGACAACCGGGACATCCCAGACGGAGTCTGGGCGCGCGCGCACGAGGTTGTCCCGGCTGTTTGTCCCGGTTTTTTGTCCCGATTCCGCGATTTCTTGTCCCGCCATGATCAGTCCTTTTTGAGGGTTATGACGATGCCCGCGGCGACCTCGATGTAGCCGTGTTGCATGGCCCATGCCTTCGCACGGTTGAACACGCGCTTGCGGCTTTCGGGGTTCTCGATGCCGCACTCGTCGGCGAAGACCTTGCGCAGGTCGGACTCGCGCATGCCGTTCTGCACGAGGCTCAGCAGCAGCTGGTTCTTGCCCACGCGGCCGGCCTTGGCCTCGACGCGCATGGCTTCCTCGACCTCTTCGGCGCTGGTCAGGTGACGCGCCACGAGCGATGTCACCTCGTCGCCGTCTTCGTCCGTGCCCAGCCTGAACTTGCTGAGGCTGAACGTCACGTCGTCGAACGTGTCGCCGTCCTTCTGCTTGCTGCAGCTGACGGTGGCGAGCATTTCCTTCTCGTCGCGGAACACCCCCATCAGGAAGTCCACGTTGCCGCGGATGACGCTGGAGCCGCGCGGGCGCTCCGTGGCCAGGTGGCCGCTGTGGTGGATCACCAGCACGGCGCAGTTCCACAGGGCACGGAAGCGGGCGCCGAGTTGGCGCAGGTAGGCCGCCATCTCGGCCGCGCTGTTCTCTTCGCCGCTGAAGGTCTGCGACAGCGTGTCGATGATCACCAGCGAGGGGGTCTGACCGATGGCCTGCGCTGCGTCGACCACGCGCCAGGCCTCGGTGCCGAGATCCACGGACACCGGCACCACCGTGAACGGCAAGCCGGTCCAGCGCAAGTTGCGCGCGCGGTGCCACGCGTCGATGCGCGGCCATAGGCCGGTGCCGCCCTCGGCGGCGATGTACATCACGCTGCCCTTGTTCGTGCGCCGGCCGAGCCACGGCAGCCCGTGCGCCACGTGCAGGCCTGCGTCCAGGGCGATGAAGCTCTTGAACGTGCCGGAGCCACCGAACAGCATGCCGAGCGATTCGGCCGGCACGACGTGCTTGATCAGCCACCGCACGCTGTGCGAGGCCTCCTGCAGCGCATCCAGGCGCAGCAGGGGCACGCGGCGGTCCGGGATCTTGCGCTGCTGCTCGCGCTGCAGCTCGGCAAACTTCTCTTCGACGTCCGACAGCAACGTCTCGACGGGCACGCTGGTGCCGTTGAACGCCATCGTGGCGATCTCGTCGGTCATCGAGATCACGCGGCGCAGGATGGCGCGGCTGCGCACGATCTCGGCGTACTGGCGGATGCTGGCCGCGCTGGGCACGCTCTGGGCCAGCGAGTTCAGGTAGGCCATGCCGCCGCAGTGCGTTGCCTGGCCGGCGGCGTCGAGCTTCTCGTGCAGCGTGACGATGTCGACCACCTGGTGCTCATCGAGCATCGTGCTGATCGCGGCGTAGATGGTCGCGTGCTGGTGGCGGTAGAAGTCGTCGGCGCGCAGCAGGTCCGACACGCGGCCCATGGCGGCGTTGTCCAGCAGCAGCGCACCGAGCACGCTCTGCTCTGCCTCTTCGGAGTGCGGCGGCACGCGCAGGCGCGCGACATCATCGTCCCGGGTGTTCATGCGGGACCTTGGTGGGATGGGACCAGCGAGAGCGATCCCGGCATTCACGCTGCCCCCAGGTTCATGCCGCCGATTCCTCACCACGCAGCCGCCGCCACTGAGCCGCGAAACTCTCCGGCACAGCCAGCTCAGCCGCAGCCGCAGGCGCCTCATCAGCCGCCTCGGCCTCCCCGCGCTCCCAGGCCTCGGCCTCGCCGCCGGTTGCGCCACCAGGTCGGCTGACGATGTTCAGCAGGCGCATCGAGACGTGGCCGAGCTGGGAACGCCGGATGGCCAGGGGTTGCGGCCCTGAGCCGCGGGCTTGCCGTTCAATCACACGTGTCCCCTTCCCCATCGACGACCGATGCCGCCGGGACGGCCTGCAGCGGCTCGAACAGCGGATAGGCGCCGGCTGGTGTTCTGCAGGTGCCGATGAAGCGGCGCCGGTCCGGTGTCTCGACGCCGTGGTAGTGCGCGCAGAGGTGGTGCCTGCTGCAGCGCGTGCCGAAGCAGGCGGCGGTGCCTGCGCCTGGAGTGGGCCGGGCGGGCATGCGGCTATCCCTGCAGCCGGTGGCGCGTAATGGCCGTGATGCCGTTCGGCAAGGCCTCGGGCGCCGGCGGCGCGTCAGGCTTCTCGATGAAAGCTGACTCTCCGCCGCCGGTGACTCGCAAGTAGTCCACCTCGACCTTGGCTGTGTCGACGATGGTCTTGCCGATGTCGTTGATCGCCCGGGCTTTGTCGATGTCGACGGTGCCGTTCTTGACGCCTTCCAGCGTTGCGAAAAGTGCCTCGCGCAGGTCGTTGATGCTCTTGCTCATGCCGCGTCCTTTGCGCGCTTGTTGATCTGGCGCGTGATCGCGCCGCGCAGTTGCATCACTTGCACCAGCTCGGCGGGGTAGTTGTGGATCGTGTTACGGCGGATGTGCTCAAGCTTGGAAATGCACTCCAGCTTGTTCACCGTGATCTCGGCCGGGTCGGTCGACCGCGGCCCCTTGAACTCGACCAGGTGGTCATCCGGAATCGGCCCGTGCGCTTGCTCCCACACGTAGCGGTGGTACATCACCCAGTCGCGCGGCGGATAGCCTGTCTCGGTCAACTTGATCTGCAGATAGCCGCCGCCTGGCCCACTGGTGACGCGGAAGCTCCCTACCGGGAGGAAGTTGGCCGGCTTCTGGCCTGGCTTGAAGCTGGTGGCGCAAACCCGGCCGGGAAACTTCTTGCCGGCGCTCCATGGGGCCTGGCCTTTCTGAAACCGAGTGCCACTGCCCTTGACGCCATCCAGCCGACCACCGCTCGGCCCGGAGAGCCAAGCCTCGTCCTTCTTGAGTCCAAGCCGCTTCGCCAGCCGCGTGATCTGGTGCGGGACAACGCCGCACGCGGCTGCCAGGTCATCGGTCTTGCTGTTGGCGAAGTTGCGCCGCACCAGTTCGATGTCGACGGCCGTGGGTTGCCACTTTTTGCGGATGAGGTTCCGACTCTGCGTCACGCTGCAGCCCTCCGCGCATGCGCCGCGGCCTGCACCTCTTCCAGCACCGTCAGCCGCGCGCGCTGCGCCGTGAATTGCGAGATCGCGGTGTTGCCCAGCACCGCCTCGACGATCGCGATGGCTTCGCCCGGCAGGCTGCGTCGGCGCGGCAGGTCATCGGCGTTGAAGTAGTCGCCGACGTGCTGGTGTGTCAGATCGCACTCGGCGGCCAGCTGCCGGAACGTCATGCGGCGCAGGCGGCGCAGCTGCCAGCACAGGCGCACGGCCTGCCTGTAGCTGCGCACCGTGCGCATCAACTCCGGCGGCACAACAGCCGGACCCTCCATCCTCGCGAGCAACGGCAGTTCCGCCTGGCTCGTCTCCCTCATGGTCGCCTCCAATGGGAAATTCAATCGGATAACCGGTTGAGTAACCGGTCGCGCAGGGGCGAAGCTGAAGGCATGCGAGCCGATCAACGAACGCCCTTTCTGCCGCCCACGAACACCTGCACCGGCTGGGCCGGAGGCGACCGGCTTGCCCGGCGCATAACGGTGAACATGGGCGGCAGAAAAGGCTCGAAGGGGACCGATGGAAACGACGAACGACGACGCGGCCTGGGCCGAGGCCAAGGTGCGCGAGTTGCTGCGCGACTGCGTGTCCTGGCTGGTGCTGCTGCAGCTGGCCGAGCTGGGCATCGGGCCGCAGCTGTGAGAAAAGACCCGGCCGGGGCAACTGCATCCGGCCGGGCGAACGACTGCCCCGCCCGCCAACTTCCGCTCGACGGGCTGCACCGCTTGCGCGGCGCTGGGGCAGAAGGAGACAACCGTCACGACGCCCTGTCCTCAGCCTCGCGGACGATCTCGATCAGGTCGATCGCGTCCTCGGGCAAGTCCTCCAGCTCGGCCACGAGCAGGCCGGGGATGGTCTCGGCGAAGTCGGGCAGCGGCGGCAGGACGACGGCGTGCGCGAACCCTGCGGTTCCAGGATCAACCGACATGGGCACCTCCCCAACGGGCGAGAAGGACCGCGGCCACTGCGCCGGCCGCGAAGAGCGCCATGCGGCGCCCCTTGCCCTCCAGCACGCTCAGCGCCGCCAGCGCGGTCAGCAGGCCGGTGCACAGCACGCCGAGGAAAAGCGCCAGCACGTGGAGGGGGTCAGCCGGGTGCATGGGTTGGCTCCGGCTGTGCGGGGGGCAGCGCGGAAGCGGCGGCCAGCAGCTGTGGCACGAACGGCATGAACTTGCCGAGCGTTTCGATGCCGGGGTTGACCGTCTCCCCGCGCTTGATCTTGTAGATCGTGGTGGCGGGCACCCCTGATAGCCGTTCCAGCTCGTCGAGCTGCTTCATCGACAGCGGCGCGAGCGCCGCCCGGATGTCTTCCGCGCTGGGGATTGGCTTGTCCATGCGGACTAGCTTACCGCATTCGGTAATTGCTGGTCAACCGAATCCGGTTCCGCGTCGACTCGACAGTGTGAGCATGCAGCCCACGCTCAAGATGACCATCCGCGACAACGTGCGGCGCCTGCTCGGCCTGGCCGAAGACGAGTCAGGGGTGTCTCGCGTGATGGCCCTGGGTTTCTCCAACGGCACCGCTCAGCGCATCCTCGACAGCGAGACCAGCATCGGCGTGGACGTGCTGGAGAAGCTGGCGGACGGACTGAAGCTCGCGCCCTGGCAGCTCTGCGTGCCGAACATCGAGCCCGACCGGGTGCCGCGGCTGGAGCCTGTCGCTTTCCGATGGCCCTTCCGCCAGATCGACCCCGAGGTGATCACGGGGCTGGTCGGGTCGCCAGCTCAGCAGATCGAGAACGGGCTTCTCGTGGCGCTGGGCACCCTGGGTATCTCGACTCGGCGGGTAGCAGGCGCGCCGCCGGTCGCGGGCGAAGCCAACGTGGCCATCGTCAAGACAGCTGGCGGCACCGAAGTCCGCACGTTCAAGAAATCGCCAGCACCGCAGGCGCGCCCTGTCGAGCCCGCTCCGGCAGCCTCCCAGCCGAGCAAGAAATCGCGTGCTCCGACATGAGGTCGCAATGCTGCTGAGCCCATCGCAGTCGTGGTGCGCGCACCAGCACCTTCAGCGGCGCCGGCAGCCCCTCGCCCGACGTGCCGCGCACCGCGGCTTCGACCATGCTGATGCTGGTCGCTGCCAGGTGGACGTCATCGAGCATCACGAACAGCTGATGCGCATCGCGTTCCGCGGAGAGGCGCATGTGCAGCGCCTCGCAGGCCTGGGCCGTCACCACGCCGACAACCTCCACCATCGTCGAGCCAGCCCATCGGACCACGTTGGCCTTGGCGGCGCCCAGCGCCCAAGTCTCGTTCTCGATCACGTCCCTCTCCCGTTGCGCGCCCAATGCGGCGGTGCGGCTGTTGCGATGTGCAAACTTTGCGTGGGCGGTAGCTCAATCCGTGAGCCCGCGAAGTGACGGATTCCACTCGAACGATGTAGGGAGGTCTCGATGAAGCACCGGCTCGGGTCTCTGGCCTTCGCAATGGCGCTCGCGAGCTGCGGCGGAGGCGAGCAGGCTCAGGATCCCAACGAGGCGCGGCTGGCAGCCGTGGCCGGCACGCAGCGCATGCGGGCGCTGGCAATCCCGGCAGGAGCTGACCAGCAGGAGGCCGCCGGCCGCATCTTCGCGCTGGCCGAAATTCGGCCGGACCTGGACGAGCTGTTTCCTGGTACCGCGCCGACGCGAAGCATGGGCACGTGGTGGTACCGGTACTACCCGCAGACCGGGGTCTACCTCGCCGTCATCAACTGGCGGGTCTACGTGTTGGGCGGCCCGATGGGCCCGGATGTGGTCGACGTGGGTCAGGTTGATGCGTTCATCACCGTGACGGCGCCACCAGCTCCGCCGCCACCACCACCGCCACCGCCCCCGCCGAACCAGCCGCCCACGGTTGCGCTCAGCGCGCCTGGGCCTGGCACCACACATGCCTTCGGGGTTGCCGTGTCACTGGCCGCCACTGCAGCCGACGCTGACGGCACCGTCGCAAAGGTCGAGTTCCTGGTCGGCGGCTCGAAGGTCGGCGAAGACCTGACGGCGCCCTACACCCTGTCGTGGACACCTTCGGGCAGCGGACTTTTCAACATCACCGCACGGGCCACCGACAACAAGGGCGCCGCGACGACATCGAGCATCACGACGATCAGCGTTGCAGCCGCGCCGCCCCCACCGCCACCGTCGCCACCCC